GGCACAGAATAAACAACGCCCATAGCGTTAAACGCTTTGCCAATTGTTGTGTTGGTTAGGTCGGGGAACTCTCTAATTTCTTTAGTAAATGGTATTTTGTATGCAGCCCCCGCCCAATACTGTGTCCTGAGCGGATCTTTTGGCGCATCCTTTGCTGCGCCGCCTGACATAAACTTTTGCCCCATTAGTGACACGCCATCAATCAGGCCGTTTCTAAAGCCAGACATTCTGGCGTAAATATCAGCACCGTAATATCTGTCGGGGTTGGTTTTATAGCCAAATGTTTGTGCCAATCTCTGACGTAACATTCCAATAGGCACAGCCGCCGCACGTTCTGGCACGTCAAGAAACGAAAAGAAAGCGTTGCCAGCAGCGTTATAGAGATGCGTGGCATAATCGTTCAACATGACTGACTGAGCCATATAGACAACAGCCTCGTATGATTTGCGCTTTACGCTGTTTCTGAGTAGTGCGTTTCTGGCGGCTTGGCTGTTTGTTTTGTTGTACTCCTCTGCCAAGCGCACTAGCTGGTCATCGCCGCCCAACTCATTTAAGGCATCACGCAACTCTTTTTGACTTAGGCCACCCGGACGATCAGACGCCCCTTTAAACACGTTCATTGATCTGGCTATGTCTGTTCTCGCCCCAGACAATGCAGCAAAAATCATGTCGTGTTGGGCTATCGCTTCGCGCAGCGCCAGCTTACCCGGCTCATCTAACTCGCCACGCCCCGCCAGACGCATTAGATCATCAACCTTGCCAACACTGACATCGTGTAAAACTTGCAACCCGGCCATACGCTCGGCCAATTGAGAGCCGCCAATGCTGGCATCTATTCCCTGCCCGGAAAATATTTTATCTAAATTTTCTTTTGGAACGCCAGCATCTTGTGCGCGACTATAAATCTCATCAATTGACAGCGGTTTCTTTACGTCAACTAGCCCACTATCCGCTGCTTTTGCCGCAGCCTGCACTGTGGCCGCAAACTCATCGCTGTCATAAAATGTTGTATTGACCGGCCCGCGAACCGTGCCAGCAGCTTTTTGCGCTGTAGTCGGTGACGGCGCTTCACGCGCTGTGCCTATTTCATCCTGACGTGCTGCTAGTCGCGCATCTACATCAGCCTGCGACACTGGTGGTGGCGCAGTTGGTTGTGGCTGCGGTTGAGCGCCGGGTATATCAAGACGCGGCCCCAATGGCACATCAGTCACCACCGGCATTTCGGCGGCATCTGTTGTCACTTTTGCCCCCGGCGACAGTCTAGCCCCTTTTTCGGTCAAGCCGCCTAGTATCTCTTTTGTTTTGCTTCTGGCTAATTTTGACGTAATGGCAGACGATACGCTAGCAACTTGCACATAGTCATTTTCTGGGGCAGCAGATTGCGGCACCACATTAGGGTCTGTGTCTGTGTCCAGAATGTTGCGCTGATCGTCTGGCATTTTAGATATTGCCATCGTTTATTCCTTTGGCTGTTCTTCTTCGGCCTCTGCCTGCATAGGCATTAGCTCTCTCTTTGCGTATAACTCAGCAACCAATGACATCACATTAGTATTCTTTTGCTGGTTGTCCTTTTGCTCTAATGAGCTTGTCGAGTTTTCCACGATCTACTCCTTTAAATTCATACCAAGGTATGCTTCCACCTTCAAATGCTTGGACGCCCGGAAAGTCTGCTGGAAGAACACCAGACTTTTTGCCAAACGCTTGATCGAACATACCATCTAATTGGGTTCTTGTGAATTGATACGGCTCACCGTCACTTGTTTTGTAAATAAACCGGCTTCCACCACTCGGCATTTTTTCGTATGCCACACCAGAATATTTGGTGTGGAACCGACCTTCAGTTATGGGCATCATTTCTGTTGGGCTAAAGTTTGCGCCGGGGCGCTTTGTACCCATACCAACAACAGCCTCTAGTGTTGGGTGCGACACAACTTGGCCTGATGATCTTACCCAGCTTTCCCAATGGTATCTGCCAACAGACCCCACATCACCACGCCCAAGGCGATTATAAAGGTCTGGCACACGATTTAATAGTGAGCGTTCAAGCGCCTCATATTGAACAAGTCCTTGTGCGCCCTCAAACTGTTTCATGATGTCGTCATAAATCTTGTCGCCACCACCCCACATTTGATTAATCTGGATGCGGTCAAGAACAACAACATCGTTTCGGCCAGATACAAGCAAAGCAAATGACATAATTTTGTTGCCGATACCTGTTCCTTCTGCAAGCGAATAATATTCGCGCCTAATTTCTTTACTGCTTTTGCTCTGGTCTGCAATCAAATTGTGCAAGCGCGTCAATGCAGACACACCGTTTTCATCAACCGCAGACATCTTTTTTAAGAAAACCTCACCAAAATCGTTTGCGTTAGATGTGGCACTTTTGCCGGGCGCACCTTCTGGTTGTATGCTCATTGACATCTTACGCCAAGCAGCACTTTCAGCATCAGACCACTTGCCACGCGCCGCCTTTTGAATAAACGGTTGTGCAGCTTCCGCTAATTCAAGATATCCAGCCTCGTGTGGGAATGCCGACATACGTCTTGACAAGATAGCCCATAACATAAGTTGGCCTGTCAATTCTGGCCCAGACCCGGCGGTGTATGCGCCAACAAATTTTTGCTGTACCGCCAAACCTTCATCAGCCGCTTTGATTTGATCTGGCGTAATTTGCCCAAACCAATCAGCCCATTTTTCTGGGTTGTTTGCGTGGTCAATCATCCACGATGGCGGCATAGAAACTTCAGCTTTGTTTTGCATATTAGCAACCATAGCCGCATATGATTGCGGCGAGGCCAGCGGGTCAGGGAACTTTTGCTCAAGTTGCGTCATTACCGGCTTAACTTTTTCTGCGTTCTTTGGCGTTAGTTTAATTGGAACCAAGGACTGTTTACCTGTTCCCTCTGGCGTAAACCCATCAACCGTTACGCGATACTGCGGCGCAAGCCCGGAAACTGTTGGCGCATCAGATGCTGGCAAAAGAGTACCGGCTGGCGGCAAATCTTTACCCATAAGCTTTTGACCAGCCACAATTGCCTCATCAACGATCTGGGTAGGGTCTACACCCATACCAAGTGTGACGCCGCTCTTGGCGTCTTCTAGGCGGGCTGGTGCGCCTGCTGCATAATCAGCAACAGCGCCAGCCCCGGCCTTAGCAGCCTGCGGCGCAACAAGGCCCATTGACGCAAACTCGCCAGCTAGGTATCCCTGCTTTAAACCTTGCTTGGCTTCATCGCTAACATCCAAACTATCAACAACCCCATCAAACAAACCGCCAAGTGCCTCAGAACCAATGGTGCCAGAGATAGCGCTGAAGCCATCCAAGAACGATTGTAACCGCTCGCCCTCTTCTGCTGTAGCCGCTTTATAACCGCCATAAACTAAACCGGCAACATCTGGCAGACCAGTCACGATAGCACCGGGTACACCAACTGCTGCGCCAAGCTGTGTACCGCCAACCTCAGCTTCAGTAATTGGCGCGTCTGCTTGCTGTGAAAGCGCGTAAATGTCGCGGTAATCACCCGCGCCAGCCGCCTGCATTTGCTCTAGAGCCATAGCCTTGTCGTAAACGCGGCGCATACGATAGGTGCCGACATCATCGCGCACAGTCTCAATTGACCCGCCGCTTTCAGCCGCGATGATAGTATTCATCATTTCTTGTGCTATATCGGTCATTGTTCAAGTGCCGCCCGGTTGCGTTTAACAATAGCAATCGCATCTAATAGTTTGTTGTGATTATTTTGATGATTTTGGTTGTCTTCCAAAACACCTGATGATTTTAATATGATCGCATCAAGAGCTTCATCTGTGTCTGTCTTTTCACCGCCCATACGCAATTGGCTATTTTTAATTTTGTTAATTGTGCTTAGGGCTGAACTAATACCATCCTTTAATCTTTTTTGCACATTACCCTTCTCAATAAACCCATCAGCCCAAGTCATTGGGTCTAGATTAGGAGTTATCCGCAGGGCCGCGTCTAGCTCAACCATACCCTGCATTACAAATTTTGCGGCCTCGCTTCTTTCACCTGACGCATCAAGCGTCATCATTCCAATATCAGGAACGCCAAGCGACATTTTAATTTTATCTATAGCCTCTTTTCTGGCGCTGGTTCGGTTCGTTTTTATTACAGTCAAATATTTCCTAGCACTTTCTAGCGTTATTTTTCTGGCTGCCCTCGCATTTAGAATATCCGCAGTGGTCAAAAACCGATCCATACCCTTTTGGTCTAAAAGCAACAATGTATCTGGGTCATCATTGCCACCCTTCACAAAATACGCATCATTAAATTTTGACGCTTTATCGGGGTCTAGATTACGCAACTCAACTATCTTTGCTCGGACAATTTCATCATCAGTTTTGCCCTCAATCAAAAACTCAGTAAGTTCAATTTCTAGATCTCTTACATTGTTCTTTCTTTCGCGCTCAATTCTAGCATCTTGCTGTGTCTCTCTTGCATACACATCATTGATTGCAGTGTTTGATCTTTTAAACGCCTCAAGACGCTCTTCTGAGTTAAGAGACATAGCAATGGTTGCAATCCCATTATCTGTAATTTTCATTTTGCCAGTCTTTAATGTATTTAAAATCTCTTGGCTGTTTTTAAGGGGATCTCGCAAAACATATTCGCCTATAGCGTTTATCTTCGCGTCACTAACAGCCTTGTCAAAATTCGCAAGAGAGTTTGTTAAAAACGCCGCGTCTTCAGTTTCGTTAGCAAATTTAATCAATTTCTCTTTTTGTTTAAGAATATGACCACCCATTTCATCTGGGCCTTTTGCCGCTGTGGTAAAGATCATACCCGGTATGTCATCAATAATTTGATCCACGCCTTTTGCAGATAAATACTTGGCTTGCTCTTCAGCCTTTGTAGCCATCATCTTGACGTGGGTTGTGTAGGCAGTATTGCCAATGGTTGACAAGCCAAGGCGCAGTTTAGCGCCTGTCGCCGGGTCAACATCAGTCATTGCGCCGCTAAAGCCGTTAATGACACCGTCAAGCTGCCTTTGAAGATCAACAACGCTGGTAAAGTTTACATGACCCTCAACAGCTATTTGCTTAATTGCATCACGCGCTGTTATCTCAAGGTTAGCCGCAACAGTGTTTAGCGCCGCCTGACGCTCTGCTCTGCCGCGCACAGTTTCAGTGCTGCCGGGCAACAATGCTTTTCTAGCCTCGGCGTCCTCAGCTTTAATAAGATCAACAACGCTTGGCGCATTAGCTGCGCCAAACTCAGCACCCTCAATCTTTGCTTGTGTTTCGTATTGCTGAAAAGCAAAGCGAGACATTTGGTCGAGCGATTGTGCAATCGTGCTTGCCACCCTAGCTTGCGCTGTTCCAGTGGCAACAAAATTAACGCCGGGCAGCGATGCAATGCCGACGCCAAGTGGCCTATATTCTAGTGACCTAGCCATTAACCAATACTCTTGTTCATCATTAACCCAGACCCAAATGTGCCGATAGCGGCAGCAAAGCCAGCTTGCCTAGCTGCGCTGGCCTGCATCATATATTGATCGGCTTGCATATAACCGCCGCGCAAAGCAATGATCTCATTGTTCTTTACGGTGTATAATTCTTTGACACCTTTTGCCCGCGCTGCTCTATTTAAATTATCTACGTTGCCAAGCCCTATACCGCCGTATGCGTTAATCGTGGCGGCAGTAGCTATCATGTTGTCCATTACCACAACCGCCTGCTGCTTTTGCTTCAACGCCTCTTGTTGCGCCTGCAAGCGTGTGTAACCTGCCTGAGATTGTAAAGCGGCAGACTGTTGCTGCCCGGCTCGGTACTGCATAAAAGCGCTAGCGCCTGCAAGCGCCAATCCTAAACCACCACCACTCATTGCCCTGCACTCACTTTATAATCAATGCCAAGCAGCGTCATTTTCAATGGCACTTCTTGACCAATTGTGATTTGACCATCGTATGTATAACCTAACATAGAATGTAGCGTTTTGATACCAGTGTACTCAGGAACCGCACCGCCAAGAACTCCGCTACCAAATTGCCTAAACGGCACTAACTTGCCGTCAATTGTTAACGACTGCGTTTCAAACAATTCTGCATTTACCTCAAAGATACGTTTCTTAAAACCTTTTAAAGAGCCGCTAGATAGACGCGGCTCAACCGGCAGCGTCTTTACCTCTGGGGTAAAATTAAGACCAACTTGATAGCTTGTGCCAGCCGCCGTAGCAAAAGACACCCTAAAGGGTGAGGCTGGCACAACCTGATCTGGCTCAATAATACCATCACGAACAACCTTTACCGTTTCGCCTTTAAGGTGATCCATAGTTACACTGGCAGCAGCGCCGCCTGTTTTGGCGCTATCAAGCAATGTGTTAGCGTCAAACAACTCAACATAATAAACATTGCTGCTATCTACTGTGCGCTTTACAACGGTATAGATGTCATCAACATCAACGCCAATGTTTAAAAAATTCCCACCTGTTGTCCACTCACTGGGCGCAATTACATTTTGACTACGCAGCAACGTATAGCAGGCAATGCTGCCGTCATCGTCATTTACAATTAACAAGCGGTCGCCTTCGTCAGTGCCTGTCGCTTTACGCACAGCCATCTCGCCGGGCGTCTTTAGCAGGTGCGATGATAGCAACGATATCTTGGCTGATGTGTAGGCTTGCACTGTGTCGCTATAAATAAATTCTTGAAGCGCTTTGCCCTGACGCTGAATAAACAAGGTCGAGCCATCTACGTTTTGCAGCCTGATGCCTGGCTTCATACCAAAGCCGGTTTGCTGCTTTACAATCATGTTTGTTGGCGTGATGGGTTCGTCTAGCGCTTGCGGCACATAGAACTCAGCGCCGGTTGTGAACACCTGCAAATGGCGGCCAGAATAAATATCAACGATAGCATTAAATGTGCCAGTGTCTAATGTTGCTTCAACACCTGCATCATCAAGCGCTTCGCCGGGGTCAAAGTTAAAAAAGTCAGATACGCGACTGCCCCACAATGTTGATGGGCGTGATTTGCTGCCGCCAAAATATAACCGGCCTTCGTGAAATGTGACGCTGCGCGGCCAGCCGCGTGTTGATGACCACACCGCCTCGTAACCGTGTTCGCTGTTCCATTTTCCCTTTGTGATACCACTTGTATCAAAAAACGGTATCTCAACGTAGGCTTTGATTTCTGTGTCGCTGACATATTCAACGTAACGCGCACGGCCAAAACCATTGTCAGCGGCAGCATATGAGCCAACAGCCGCTGTGCTAAAAGGAGCTATTTTATACTGGGATGTGCCATTCGGTGCTGTATCCCAAACTGGGTAAACTGTAGCCAGTTTACTCGACGCGACATAATCTTCGACGTGCCGCTTTTGGCCTGAGCCAGTGCCGCTGGTGATTTCAATAAACATACCATTTGGCTCATCGTCCAGCGTAAAACTGCTAGATGATTTTAATGTTATAGTATTCGCCCCACCACCCTGAGCCGTGCCAGTGTCTGTCGTTGTTGCACTCGCTGTTATTGTAATGTTTCCAACCGTGCTTGATGGCGTTATGGTAAACTGCGGGCTGTGAACAATATATTCAAATGCGTGTTTTGGTATGTGGTCAAAGTCGATGGTGCTGGCCGACCAATTGGCGTCAGTGGCCCCGCGCACAATTTTTATTGGCTCTAAATCCTCATGCACCACAATAACTGTGTCAGCAGATTGCACCCAATTCATCTGCGGCAGTATAGACGCAGTAACAGCAGCCACAGCCAAAAAGTTGCTGCCACCACCATTGATTGCAGTAATCTGTGAGCCGTTCTTAAAAACATACATTTTGCCGGGCGTGAACACCAGCATATAGCTATCAGATACACTAAACTCAAATGGCACCATACGAACTGCGGTGCCTGCGCCACTGTCTAACTCAGCAACAAACTTAGTGCCGTCACGCCGCTTTGCGCCGCCTTGCGGCTGGATGCTTACATTACGCGCTGTGGTCAGGCCAGAGCTATACTGGTCAATATCAGTTCGGGCGCGTAGCTTTGGATCTAGCTCACCACTGGTAAAATCATTCTGGATCTGAATAATTCGGCTCATGCTAGAACCTTATGTCAGAGATAGGAAACTCATGTATAGTTTGTGCTGGACGATCAGCGCCATCAATATTTATTGAAACACGCAACAGCCCACCACGCATATTTTCTGACGGCGCACCGTATGCCTTTTGGTGATAATAATCACCCTTAGTAAGCTGATCGGTTACCGGCTCGGCAAAATCAGCCGCTAGTGCTGTTTTTAGCAAGCGCACAAAATAAGGTGGAAACACAGCTTCTGCTGGGCGGTACTGATAATCAATCCAGACCTGTTCATAGTTTGTGTAAAGGCCAAGGTTGTAGATCTCAAAGTCTCGCACTGGCTGCGCCCCAACAGCGCCAACATTAAATACAGCCTTTGGGTTGCCGAGTATGTCACCGGGCAGAGCGTAAGTGTATTTCCATTCATTGATGGGGGTGCTAGCCAAGCGGCCTAGCTTTACCTTTTTAACAGACCAACTAAATGGGTACTGCATTAAGATAGTATCGCGGATATCGTCATAAAGACGATCAGCCACTTGCGCTTCATCGGTGCCAGTGGCAAATGACGAAAGCGGGGCAGCGCCCAGCATGATCAGAGCCTCGGAACATATTGATAGTTTGGTGTCGCCCTGCGCCATTTGTTACTCCAAAATAAGGAAATGGGGCGGCCTAAACCGCCCCACTATTATTAGTCAGCGTCAGCGACTGATATAGCCGTGCCGTCTGATACGTCAACAACACCAGATGCGTTTGACAAAACAACAACGATTGACATTGTTGGTGTTCCGCTGTCGCGAACAAAGATAATGTCACCAACTGCCAGTGTGTCTGACAGATTGTTGAAATAACCTTCGGTATTCACAGTCGCAATCGCGTCTGCTGATGTGTAGGTGTACATTGATGGTGCGTTGCCAGATTTAGCTGCACCAATAACATTCCATCCTGCTGAAGAGAAAGCCATTTTCTACACTCCTTTCTATTCAGTGCAAGAGATTTTGACGATACCTTCGTCATCAATGGCAACCGCGCCTGCGGAGAACATTGAAGAAACGAGGAACGACGTTTTCTCAGGAACATAGTTGATTTCAGACTTTTGGTTCATGCCGATACCCATACCCATTGCATCCTTGTGGAATGCAAAGCATGTGCGAGTTGATGGGATGGGCAAGCCACCTTCATCACGGTCACCAAGAGTAATGAACTTAAAGCCCATAAAGGTGTCAACCTCACCAGAAACAAGAGCTTTTATCGTATTGAAATCGCTCGATTGTACTGCGGTTTCACCCAACAGGCCAGCAAGAGTGTTGGCATGAATAATCATGCAACGGTCTTCTGATGGTACGTTTTTCGCATCAAGCAGCTTCTTTGTTTCGATCAGCTTTTCGACGTTCATGTTTGTACCAGAGCCACCAACGGTAGTCGCAACGGTCAGTGATGTTGATGATGCGTTGAGCGCATCAAGGACAAGCTGATCCATACGACGGCCAATAGCGTTACCAACTACCTGCACCAATTCACGGCGCTCGTCAAAATTGACTTTTTGCTGTGAAAAGATGTCGCTATATTCTGAAGCGATGTAGTCAGACATTGTGGCTGTGACCTGTGAGTAGGTCACGTTAAGAGGGGTTACGTCAGTTTGCGGAACGCGAACTGTTGCGGTGCCTTTTCCAATCTTTGGAAACTTCACCTGATTGCCTTCGACATTTGCCCGCTCGCGGGTTAAGCCTGCCAGTGCGCGTGACGACTGGTATGCCTGCTTAACCTCGGCATCGAACAACTGTACAAAAGCATTGGAAATGCCAACTGCCATTTTCCTATTCCTTTGTAAAAGTTAAAACACGATTTGACGCCTAGCAGGTATCCTTCCGGGCTGCGGCTTGAGCATATACGCTACGCCCCCAAGCGTTTGCGACAGGTCGAAAGCCGATTGTCTGTCAAGGGTGATTTTATAGAAAAACGCGGCAATTGTAAACAACTGCCGCGCTTGCATTAAATGGCACTATATTCTTGCTTGCCATATACGTTTTCAAACATCTTCTCAACCTTCGCCCGGTAGGCGGGGTCGCTTTGATATTCGGGCTTGCCAACCATTGCCATTAGCTCTTCTTTTGATGGCGCATCGCTTGTTGGCGACACGTCGATTGGCACTGGCTTATCTCCATAATATGAGCGGATTTTTTGCAAAGCGCGTAGCCCTTGTGCTGTGCCGCCCATAATTTTAAACTCTTCAAAATCATCATCTGACCACACGCCTTTGCGAACTAAGCTAGATGCCCAGTCAGTCATTGACTTAATAGCGATGTCAGCGTTAGGGCCAAGTTTCTCGTATTCTTCTTTGTATGAGATTTCGGCTTGCTGGCTTTCGCCTTGAGCCATCTCAATAAATGTGCCAGCTAGCTGTTCAAACGCCGCTTGGCTAACGCCATTCTCTTTTGCCCAGTCTTTGTAAACGCTATAAAGCGGATCATCGTCACCAATGCCAGCCTCTTCAAAAATTGCTGTGTCGTATTTGTCAGGGGATTTGTGCTTGCCCTGACTAAACTTTTTTTGCAGTTCATTGTAAGACTTGACAAGGTTCTCTAGATCCGGGCCATCGTCTTCGTTCCAAAACTTTTCTGGATACCACTCTGGCTTTTCAAGCTCTATCTCTTCACCTTCTTTTGCAACGGTTACGCTATCAACTGACGGCTCGTTGTCTGTTAGCTGGTGTGGGATTGATGTCTCTTCAGCCTGCTGCTGGTTATCGTCGCCCTCGACTTGGGCTTCGGCCAACAGTCCATCTGTATCATTCATAGTGATCTCGCTCTTTTCATACGCCGCTCAATTTCCCTGACCAAACTGTTTTGGCCTTCGCGAGCATAGCCGTGGCTGGCGTCCTCACCGGGATACCAACTTGGCTGCTCTATCGTCAGCGACCTTAGATGGGTGAGCAGCTTTGCCCCATCATCGCTGGCGAACACGCGCAAATAAAGACGATCAATGTCATCTTTATCAACTTGTTGCTTTTCTGCTATTTCGGGGTTTACGGTTTGTAAACCTTCCCAACCGTCCGGGTTCATTAGACCATCCCTTCTGGTGGTGCCTCGCCTTCAGTTGGCGCACCACCCTCTGCCTGCGCTTGTGCCTGCATCATCTGCGCGGCCTGTTGCATCATTTGCTCGCGCTCTTGTGGTGTCGTGCGTAACTCCGCTGGCACCCCTAGTTTGTCAGCCACATAATCTGAAATGCTACCCATCTTAACAGCCATCTGACCTTCTGGGCCAAGCGCTGATGACATTTGCACCCACTGCATAATCTTCTCAATGTCACCCATATTTTGCGCTTGTGCAATCGGGCTAACTGGCGTGACCTTAACTTCAAGGCCATTGACGCGCAATGGCATTTCAATCAGACCGCGCTCATCCATCACATACAAAATGCGGCTAACTAGCGGCACCATTGTTTCTGTGATCAAGCGACCAAAAGCGGAGCCAAGGTTCTGCGCCAGTTCTTTCATGCGTTCTGCAATCTCTGTCGCAGACCTTGCGCTCATATTGTCTGGCGGCAATGTGTCATCAAGCAAAATCTTTTTGACGTTCATACGCAAGTCATTGATCACGATCTGCGACACATTAAAATCACCAGAGCGCGGCATCTGACGCAGGCTTTCGCCTTGTGGGCCACCGTTACGCGCAACCGGGATAATGGCACCCGGCTGGATGCGGATGTTTTGCGGGTTCAATACGCCATCATCAGCCGCAGTGTAAACACCGGCAATTGACAGGCTGGCATTTTTCAGCAGCAACTCTAGCGTTTTGTTTAGTGTCTTAATGTCCGGGATTGCTGTGACCAACGGCCCTCGCCCATAAACCTCACCCGCCACTTTCATGTAACGCGCTACAATCCAAGGCGATGATTTCATCCGGCGCATAAGCAAGCCAGCTTTGCCCTCAGCCCAAATAACGTGATAACAAAAATCACCTTTGTCGGGGTCATATAATGTAGCTTCGACCAAATCGATTTCCTGAGTAGGCTTGTCATCAATCATGCGCTGCAAGCGATCCGGGATTTCGGCGTCCTGCCAATGCTGCTTGATGGCCTCACCTTTTAAGCGCATCCGGCGGTACACATTATCGACCTTGCCGTGTGCGCCCTCTTCGATGCTTACCAAATACTGCGGCACAGCAGTAAAGCGAATAGGAGACATATCATCGCCGGGCTGAACCAGCATGACGGCAGTGCCAACAGCTAGGTCAAGCAAAAACTCACCCATAGCCAAATCAAAATTAGATTGGCGTAACAGGCTAAACATTGTGTCGCTATACATATCAAGCGCAGTTTGTGCTTCAAGGCGGCGCTCTTCTGGGATTTCTGGCCCTGGCTCTAACCGGCACCAAGGTGCATAAGGTGGGAACAAGCCTGACTGGATGCGGTTCGCAAAGCGCTGCGTTGCATTGATAGCGGTGCTATCGAACACGCGCACCATTTTGTTTTGCCCCGGAGAGCCGCCGCCCTCGTAATAGCCATCATAAAGATTGCGCTGTG